GGTCTATACATATACCTGAACCTAGGAGAACAACTCATGAGTAATATAAAGAATATAGCTGATATTCTACCCGAAGGGCTTGATGAATCTACCGTTGAACAGATCTTTCAACTGGTGGATTCTACTATTAACGAGCAAGTCGCTGAGAAGATCGGCCTCCTTGAAGCGCGAGTCACCGCGTACATTCGCACTAAAATTGATGACATCAAAGAACAAGCTCTTACAGAACTCTCCGAGGAGAGCGAAGTCTATCGAAATGCTAGACTATTCGAATCTGTAAGAACTCTTATGTCCCTTGAGCTTAACACCGACGACCAAGACAACGCTCTTTCTGAAATGACCAACCAGTATGGCGAACTTCAGGAAGAGTTTGACGTTCTAAACAACCAACTTGCGAGCCTAGTTGAGGAGAACCAGAACCTTGAGAACACGGTAAGAGTTATGGACAAGAAGGTTTCTATTGCTGAGAGCTTTGCCTCTGAGCTTGAGATCGAAAAAGCACAGCTTCTCGAAGAAGTTGAGAATCTTGAAGCCGCGAAGGACGATGCATTCGTCTCTTCAGAGAAAGCGGTAGTTATTTCCAAAGCGGATTTGGAAATTAATGAAGAGAGAACTCATAAAACAAACAATAATGAGTTCTTAACTGATGAGGTCATGAAATTCATGCCCTTCACCTCCCAATCCTAATAATTAATACTATGGATATTATGCACCAAACTGACGAAAAGCTCGTCCAGAAGTGGGAGCCCGTCCTTGAGGGCGTGGATAGCGAGTACACTCGTCGCGTCACCGCTCAACTTCTAGAGAACCAAGCCAAGTCAATCGTTGAGGAGCGTCTCTCTGAGAGCCTTTCTCCTGGCGCGACCACCACTGGTCAGCTAGGCACCTTCCAGAAGTTCGCCTTCCCTCTTGTTCGCCGGGTTTACCCCCAGCTTCTTGCTAACAGCCTAGTCGGCGTTCAGCCCATGCAAGGCCCCGTTTCTCAGGTATTCTACCTCGGTAACGACCGTGCGTATGGTAATACCCGCCAGACGGTCTACAGCAAGTACAACCTCACTTACAGAGGTCTCTATAGCTCCACCATCGGTTCTGCTTCTGGCACGGCTCCTAACGCCGGAACATTTGACGGCGGCACAGTTGGCGGTCTAGACGGCGATGCTGCCGTGGACGGATTCGACGTTTCTAACGTCCTTAACTTCTCCGCTGGCCCAGGTAATCTTCAGGGTAATGGCGCTCCGTCTGGCACAATGGGCGGTAAAATTGCTGCTTGGCCTAACGAAGAAGCCATTATGGGTTGGCAGCTTTCTGCTGGTGAGCGTCTAACTGGTACAGGCATCCCCGAGATGACCTTCCACATCGAGCAAGAGGCGGTCGTCGCTAACACTCGTAAGATGCGTGCCCTTTGGACTCTTGAGGCTTCTCAGGACCTTAAGGCTTATCACAACCTTGACCTTGAGCGCGAGCTTACTGACCTTCTTAGCAAGGAGCTTCAACTTGAGATTGACCGCGAGCTTATCGAAGACCTTCGCCTTATTGCCTACGGCTTCCGTGGACAGAACATCGGCGGTGTAAACCAGAACCTCATGGACAACAGCTACATCAACATGGGTTCTTTCCCAGGTCTTGATGGAAACGCTGATGCGGGTACTTTCACTCCTGCTCAGTTCACCTACGACTTCAACGGTGGCGCTAACCCCTCGGATACGGAGTTCGCTGGCATTAACCTTAGTGGCTCCAACGTCTTCGTTGTAGATTTCACTCAGGCTTCTGGTGGCGCTGAACTCTTCCCCCGTCACGTTGGCGAGGTATATTCAAACCTTCTTGCGGTTATCAACATCGCATCGCAGGACATCTACCGCACCACAATGCGGGGGCCGGGTAACTGGCTCCTTACCTCTCCTCTAATGGCTGCTCTCATGGAGAGTGCCGCCAAGCTTGAGGGTGGTATCGCTCCTGCTGATGGACCCACTAACGTCGGTCGTAACAGCATCGAGTACAAAGGTAAGTTCATGGGTCGTTATGACCTCTATGTTGACCCCATGTTCCCTCAGGACGAAATCCTTATGGGCTACAAGGGTGCCAACGCGATGGACGCGGGCTATATTTACGCCCCGTACATCCCGCTCCAGCAGCTACCAACTGTTGTCGATCCTGAGACCTTCCAGCCCAGAAAGGGCTTGCTTACCCGCTACGGTAAGGTCCAGATCGAGCCTATGAACAGATTCTATCGGGTTATTAGAGTTGTTGGTCCAACCGCCAACTTCCTCTTCTCGCCGTTCTCTAGAAACACCACCATGCTTGGTGCCTCTGTTCCTAGCTGAGAAGGATAACTAAATAAAAAAGGGAGGGCCAGAGGTTTTTTGTTCCTCTGGCCCTCTTTCATTCCTATATAAATAAGACATGAATAAGTACAGAAGCAAGTGCAGGTGGAATATGCTTCTCCATATTGACGGGGAGATAGTAGAGATAAGACCTGGAGAGTTATTTAACTCTAAGGGTTTAGTTGAGTCTAGATACTTAGAGTTACTGGACCAACCAAAGAAGCCTAAGCGTGGCCCAAAGCCTAAAATAAAAGAAGAAGAAGATGGCAGCACTGAGAGTAGATCCTAAGTTACTTGGTTACGGAGACTCCTTTGGTACTTACGCAGGTAGGAACCTTGGGGATACGGATATCTACTCCACTGCCATAGACGGCTCAGAGCTTAACAAAGGTCTGATGGCGGATGAAGTAGAGTTCAACACTTTTGAGCAGACCATAAAAGACTTCGTTCTTGCTCGTCTAGGTCATCCTATTGTAAGAGTAGAGCTTACAGACTTTCAAATAAAGACAGCCATTGATGAAGCCATCACTAACTTGGACTATCACGCTCCATTTTGGAACACACAGATGGCTACGTTTGAGACAACAGGCAACGTGAACACTTACATTCTGCCTATGCACATAGCAAACAACCTGACCTACTGCGCTTACAAGAAATCACTTCTAAGTATTCAGCCACAGGCAGGGACACTGGAGTTTGATTTCTTCATAAAGTATTTCCAGGACAATTTTGTATTCAGCGATTTTTCCATCTCAGACTTCTATCTTCTTCAGACTCACTTGGAGATGACAAGAAAGGTTTTGAGCCAAGAGGGGTCCTGGGATCTAATTAACGGCAATGTCCTTCAGTTATACCCTGCTCCAGTAGTTCGAGAGCCAGTTATTCTAGTATACCGTGGACTTGACACAGGGACCATGCATCCATACTACAAAAATTGGCTACAGCGGTACGCTCTAGCAGTTTCTAGAGGCGTCCTTGGAGAGATCCGAGGCAAATATTCTTCGCTACCATCACCAGGAGGTGGAGCGAGCTTGAATGGAGCAGCACTTATTCAGCAAAGCGATGCTGAAAAGGAGAAGCTCAAAGAAGAACTTCTATCTGAGATAGAGGAACCACCAGTATTCACATTATTCTGAGATGTTAAACGAAAGTAGAAAAAGCGAAAGAAAAGCAGCAAGAAGAAAAAAGCTTGGACCTAGGCCCAATTTCCCCGAAGGACAAGCTTCTGACGATGTAACTCCTGCTCATAACCCCCACGGCAGCGGTGGCGAGGAGCGAGGGATTAAAAAGAAAGACAGAAAAGTTCCCAAAGTTATGCCTAAATACGCTTCAAGGAAGGCAAAGATGGAAATGTCTCACACCGTCTATCAGGACATGGGCTATCTCATGGCCGAGTCTTTAGGTCTAATCAGTGAAAAGACTAGAATGGCAAAGGAGGTTGAGAAAAAAGGTCCAGAGCACAGGTTCAAGACTTCGGGTGGTGAAAGCATTCGTGGAGGAAGCTTGGTCAGAAAAGCTTCCACTGAGCCCGGTGGTTCCCAGCACCCCAGAAACAACGCAAGGGATAAGTATGGTAGAACAGGTAAGGAGCGAGGAGAGGCAGCAGCTAGGCTTCGTCAACCTGGAGAAAGAACAGCTAAGGTCTCTAACAAAAAGTTAGCGCGGGGTCTTTCGACAAAGGGAACAAACCCCTTCGCTAGAAGAGGCACCCCTGGTGGAGATTTGCAAGCTAGAATGAGAAAAAAGAATTTTAATCCTATGGCTACGAAGATGCAAAGAACCGAAACAAAAGCAAAAAAAATAGCAGCCGAGCGTGAAGAAGGTAAGGCTGGTAAAAGAGATAAATGAGCAACAAGAACTACAAGGTAACGACTAAGCTACCATCACTGCCAGACATAGATACGGATGACAGTGCTCTTAGCCTATTTGATCAGGACAACCCTGACATCAACCTGTTCAACCTTGTAGATGATGAGATGATTCGTCTAGCTGGCTCCAAGTTTTACTTCTATAAGTATTACC